TAGGACGTTCAGTCAATGCGCTTCCGTTACGTTTCAATACTTTAGCAGTTACACCAGTTGTAGTGATGTCGCTTACTGTCATGAACGCTGGGATTAAACCTTGCAACTGCGTAGCGTCGAATCCTAAATCTGTTTTAGTCAAGTAATAAATAGTAGTTTCGTCAAAATTACGTTGTAAGTTGAACGATAACATTACTTTGTTGATTGTAGTATCAGTTGCATACGTGAATTGTGCATGGTAACTATTAGCCATGATTGGCATAGGATAGAACTCAGTCGCTCCATCTTCTTCCAAAATACCCTCCAAAGTTCCGTTAATATCAACTGTGTAGTATGACATTGGCGTACATCCAAATTTTTCCAATTCAGCTAAACCACGGATTGTTCCGTTGTCGCCGTAAAGCTCCATCATGTTTTGACGTAAACCATCTTGAACGTTGTAAATGTTACCGCTTGGAGCAGTTTCCAAAATACGTTCTGTTTTCTCACGTGTGATGTTTTCAGCGAAAGGGATTGGATATAAACGCTCCAACATTGGCGTGTTGATTGATACCATTGCTTGAATATCCGCAGTCAAAGTAGCAGAAGACAAGTCGATAAAGTTTCTTGAACCATCCGCTTTGTACGTTGGAACTAGAATGTAATTGTGAGTAGTACCGAAAAGGATTACACAGTTGTCAACTCCTGTAGCTCCTAAACGTCCACCGCATGAACAATTTGACATAATTTTATAATTTTAAATTTAACAAATACAATTTTTCGACCTTTTGTAAATCGGTAAGGTCAACCGTAATTCTAATGCTGTCAATTCTGAATCTATAATATTCTTTTCAAAACCTTGTGCATTTTCCGTTCCCAACTTTGTTAAGTTTCTAAGCGAATAATCAGTATAAGGTTTGAATATAGGGTTTTTGTCAATCGCTTTCATGAACTCGTCAACCATTCGATACAAAGCCTTGCTTCGTAACTCGTGGATATCGTTGTTCGTCCAATTAACACCATCCCTATTATCGCAGAAAAACACCCTTAATTCGCTCTCACGTTCAATCGAAGATTGACTACCAAAAGGACGCTCGTTAACTGGTTCTACAAGCCAAATAAAAGGCACTTTCGCATCTTCATTATTGCTTAATAAACTCCATTCAACGTTTGTAACCTTTGGCGTACCGTGAACGTATAAAGGCATTTCAAGTTCTACGTAATCATTGCCACCTAAATACTCATCCGTTAAAGTAATTATATCCAAGGCTTCATTAATTGATTCAATGATATACGGGTTCTCATCCGCATCAATTAAACCTTTGTTAATTCTTGCCCATTTCAGTTCGCAAACTTGAATATTAGTGTTAGCAAATCCAGTTACCTGAAGTCGATTATTCATCTTATTCACGATTTCTTGTTCTACTATGTCAACAATATTTTCCATTCTTAAAAATAAGGTATAATTACATCCTTTTCAACTCCTTTAAACGTTGGGTAATCAGTCAAGTTTTCACGAATGTATTGCTGGATAGCATCATACGATAGTATCGATTCATTGTAAGGTTGCCATAATAATGCTGAAACGTTCGTTGGTATCGTACTATTCTCGTTTGATTGCTTAACAGTTCCTACAATCGATTGACTTGAATACAAATCTCTAGTGTACATAAAGAAAATAAAGCCAGTTAGCATATCTTTCATACCTTGCGATTCATAAATTTGATTATCGCACGTTGATTGAAATACAAAAGGACTTTCAATAGCTACGTATAACGGGTCTAAAGGCGTTGCAATATACAAGTCATACAACTCTAATCCTAACAACTCACGTAGATAGTTTTCTTCATACCTATCAATGTACAATTGTAGTTTAGATACTGTAAACTCGTTTACTGTTACCTGAAATTTACCTATAAAATCCGATGTTGCTACCATTTTACTTAACCTCTCCTAAACCTTGTTTAACAAATTGAATCGCCATTTCTCCAGTGATTTTGTATTCGCTACCTTTTGGCAAATGCTTTGATTTACCGTTGGAAACAAAAACATACTCTTTTGAAGCGTCTAATTCAACTTTTTTTACTTTCTCTTTTACTTCAGCCATAACCAAGTTTTTAAATAACTCCCTTAGCGATTAAACCAAGGGAGTTGATTATTTATTAAGCTGTTTCAAGTGCTGCCATATCTGTAGCAAATACACCTTTTACGAACGCAGTTCTGTCGTTGTTTTTAACAACCATTGCACCACGATATTCAGCGATAATTGTACGTAAGTTTTTAGTAAAGTCATCTCCATCTAATCCCATTTCGATGCGGATAGAACCTTTGTCATACAATGTAGCTAAATTGAACGCTCCAACTAAGTAAGTGCCTTGAGTTACTAAAGTAGTTTTAACAATTGGAACTCCGTTAATTGTAGCAACACCGTTTTCAAACAAGTAACGTTTGTCAGTTGCAGTCAATTTAATCAAACGTAAAGCTGTTACATCCGATGGGTGCATTAAGATAGCAGTTGCAGGGTCTTGTTCTGCAATATCGATTTGATTTAAAGCTACTTCAATAACATCAACAAAATTCGCATTATCTACAGCACCAGCAAAAACACCAGCAGAAAATGCCGTAGCAGTTGTGTGTACTCCATTCATTGCTGGAGCGGTGTTGTTTCCTGAATAAGCAGTCAATTCGATGTCTTTATTCAACTCACGCAATAATTCGTTATTGATTTCAGTTTCGATGAAGTCAATATCTTCTAACATTTCAGTTGATACTTTGATAAACGCAGTACGTTTAACAACGTTTTGTGAAGCTACAACTAAATTGAAGTCGATTTGATTTTTTAAAGCACCCTCTAAAGTTCCACCAGCAGAACCTTCTTTCCCTGATTGATAAACCCAAGAAATGATATTAGATGTTGCAGAACCTCTCGAAACTAAATCCATTAAACGGATACGTCTTGAAGCGGTTGTGTTTAAACCTGCAATTCTTTGCTCAACTGGAACGTTTCCACCTGATACGTTTGTTGATTCCAACATAGTACCAACAGCTTTGATTTCAAAATCAAATCCATCTTTTCCGTTTTTCAACGCTGAAATACGGTCTTTGTTTTCTTTCAACATTTCACGCAATCCCATTGTAGGGTTTCCGCTTCCTTTTTGTTCAGAACCAGCTTTAATTGCCAATCCCATTTCTTCCAACGCTTTGTTCAATGTTTCCATTTGCTCAAGGCGTGTTTTGTTCAATTCTGAAACTGCGCTTTGCAATTCGTCTTTTGATGCTTTATCGTTAACGTTTTTTTCCAACGTTTCGATGTAAGACTTTAATTCTGTATTATACTCGTTGTATAATCCAGCTTTTTCTTCAGCAGTCATTGTGTCGAATTTAGATTGCTCGATACTTTTTGACGCTAAAAAATCTGAAAATGTTTTTTTCATGATTGTTTTTTAATTAAATGAATAAATGTTTAAATGAGTGTCTTTCAACGGCTCTTCTTTTGAAGTGTCTATAACGGCTTCAATATCTTTATTTTGTAGTAATGGTGTTACATCGTTAGAACCAGCTAGCACCATACTACCCTCTTTATAAATCTTTGCTTCAGTAACCGCCCAAAAATAAGACGATTCAATTGCCTTATCTTTATTAACTACTTGCGGAAAATAAGTATCCCAATTTGATTTTTCTTCTTTAAAATCTTCTTCTTTGGAATCAATACATAAATCTAATTTAACATATTGCATCCTAACGGAATGTTCAATCGATATGTTTTCGCTTACGACATCTTTAGCAGATTTTAAGCGTAGTTTTTCTTTTGCAACTTTGAAAATTAACGCTTGTGTTTGCCCTTGAAAATCTACGCCTAAATCCTTAAATGAAATATCTTGTAACTCAATCTCAACGTCTTTAGGAAAAGCGATAACGCTGTCTAACTTCATATCATGGTCGGCCAAATAATAGATTTTATTATTCTGTTCCTTTGCTGATTTATTCCAAATTCCATCCATGTGAACGTCATTATGGCTATCCATGTATTTCGTTGTATTAATAACAGCGTAAATATATCCATCTTCTAAATTAACGCCTTTAATCGCTTCTTTATGTGCCGTAAAATTAACACCTAAAGCATCCGTTGATTTAGTTTGCGACTTTTTAAGGTCGATTAAAGCATCTTTATTGTCTTTCAACTCAATAAACAAATCTGTTTTAGTTGGAAAAACTTTATTTGGAAAGTCAATAGATTTAATCATTTTTTTACGTCGTTAGTTTTCTTTGCCTTAATATCTTTTAAAATAAGTTCTTTGTTAGACAAGTTTTCATGCTTTTCTAACTTTTCTTTTAACTGTTTTAAAACCTCGTTTTTATCCATATTTTTACATTATGATAAATAGACTTTTAACAAAAGTACGAATATTATGATAAATAGAGTTATATTTGTATAAATATTTTTTTTCAGATATGCAACAGTTCAATTTACTAAACACGATTTATTCAGCTTTTGGCGGTCAAGAGTATTATAAAACGCCAAAGTTAGGCGGTTTGAACATTATTTCAAACGGTCAGCCAACGTTCCTTAACCCTGATAGCTGGGATGCTTTCAATATCTTTATGACTACTCCACAACTTTATGCCGTTGTTTCTTTGCGTGGTCGTTTACTTGCTAGTGGTGTATGGGTGCATGAACGAATGGATAGTAAAGGAAATGTTACACGTGTCGAGGGTTCGGACTTAGTTAATTTACTAGAAAATCCTAATCCATTGCTTAACGGTAACGATTTGATTTGTCAATGGAACGAAAATATGTGCGTTTATGGTAACAATTTTGAGTATGTATTGAAGCCTTATTCATCTGCTCGTCCATCAGGATTTTCAAACATTCCAGCTACTGACGTAAAAATCAAAACAACTGGTAAAACTTACAAGCAATCCAAACTGTCTGAAATAATTGAATACTACGAAGTAACAAACGGCGTTAAAATTGATCGTTTAACAACTGATGAAATCAATCATACAAAGGTAGTAAATAGTCAAAATCCAATCAAAGGTGAAAGTCCATTGAAGCCAATTTATATGCCAATATCTAATATTCGTTCTGCATATCAATTCAGAAACGTAATAATCAATCAAAAAGGTGCGCTTGGTATTTTGTCCTCTAGTTCAAAAGGTGCTGATGGGGGCGGTATTCCTTTGCTACCTAAAGAACGTCAAAAAATAGAGGAAGCATACAGACGTGCATACGGAATAAGCGACGAGCAGTCAAAGATTATCATTACGGATGCTTCGATGAAATGGCAACCAACTACATTCCCAACTAAAGATTTATTGTTATTTGAAGAAGTAGACGAGAATTTCCAAACTATTATTGACAATTTCGGATTGAATAACAACCTATTTTCAAGT